AAGAAATCCTACTGAAGCAGAATTTGCTGCTGCACCTCAAAAGCAACCTCGATTTAATAATGATATATATGCTTTGAGACGTACTTTGCGTTCTAATAGAGAAGCGGCAAAAAATGTTGATGTAGCAGGAGCGCCTTATCGTGGAAGTGGTAGAGGTATAGCTGGCCCTCCTGTGCCTCCAAGAGCTATGCCAGACAGCCGAAGAGGTAGTGATTTCCCATTACCTCCACCCGAACGCCAGCTTAGGCGTGGTGTAAGTCGTGTACCAACAGGAGACTTTGGAGTAGGCTCTGGTCTTACTGATCGTGCTAAAGATATACGTATTCTTCCTTCTTCTCCTCCTGCTAGAATACCTACTGAAGCAGAATTTACTGCAAGGCCCGGTCCCGGTATGGGGTATGATCCTAATCTGGACCCGACAACTGGTATTAGTATAGACGATGATGTAATACAAGAAAGAGTTATGAGAGACACTCTAAGAGGTAGTGACGCCCCACTAACAGATAATGAAGGACGGGATTACGAAACTCTTCGTGAATACTTTATTGAAGACATGTCACCACGTAAGTCTAATGTTATGACTCCTTTCGGTATTATTGAAATTGATACTACTGAAGAAGGAATGTTTCCTGATCAAGATATGTTTTTGGAAAAGAAGGGCGGTCGCCTGAAAAAGAAGAAACGTGTTGCTCGTAAGAAAAAGGCTGCACCTAAAAAGAAAAAGACTGTAGCAAAGAAAAAGCCTGTTGTGCGTAAGAAAGCTGTCGCAAAGAAGCCGCTTGTTCGTAAGAAGGCCGTAGCTAAAAAACCTGCTGGTCGTAAACGTGCAGCTAAAAGAGGCTTCGGAGCAGAACTTAGAGGTAACTAATATGGTTGACTTTAAAAAGAAAGTAAAAGAACAGAAGCGTAAAGATCGGGAGAGGGCTGGCAAAAAAAGAAAATCAGTTACTGGTGATCGTCTACCAAGAATAGACGCACCGTCACTCCGCAGTCGTGGAAAAAGTAAGGACAGTACTGGTGCAATTATGAAAGGTATTGGAAATCTTTTTGCAAGTAGTGATCCTGATCCCGGTATTTCAGGCGCTTATGATATGCCGGGAGTATATGATTTTGATACTAATCAGGTTGGTGGATGGAAAAACGGTGGTCGTATTAAAAAAGGTGGTAAAAGAAAACGTGCTGCACTTAGAGGACAACGCTCTGAATTGAGAGGATCGTAGTATGGCTAAAAACTATGAAGATGATGTAAGCCTTTTTGAAGAACTTATGGAAGAGCTTGATGACGAAGAAGCTGATGTTGCGGCTACAGCAATTAAAGGCGATGAGGTATCTTTACTACGACCACAACAAATGATGCAAGGTGGTGGTGGCGGCAGCGGTGCTTCTAAATTTCTAAACACAGCTATGCAAATGGGTAAACTTGCCATGATGTTTGCAGAAGATGGTGGTCAGATAAAAAAGAAGACCAAGAAGAAAAAGAAAAGATATGTTCGTGGCTGTGGTGCCGCTAAACGTGGTTTTGGTAAAGCCACTTATTCTAAAAAAATGTACTGAGGAGGTTTGATATGGTTGCAGCAGCGGCAAAACTTTTAAGTAAACGTGGGCGTGGACGTAAGCGTAAGGCTAGAGGTGTAAAAGCCGCAACGCCTGATCAGAAGATGGGTGCTAAAAAAGCTGGCATGAAACTTAATGAGTTTAAAAAACTTTCTGATGCTAAACAAAAAAGGTTTATTAATGAAGCTAAAGCTGACAGCAAGCCAAAAAGAAAAAAGAAGACTAAAGTAAAACGTAGTTCTAAAGAAAATAAAGAACTAAGAAGTCTTATAGCACAGCAGAAAAAAGAAATGAAAGAAGATGAGTTAGGATCAGATGCCCTTCCTCGTCGTCGTGCTACCGGCCCCGCTGGACAGGAAGTAGAGCAGGGTGATTTGCTTTCTAAAATACTAACGCCTAAAAAACGAGAGATGTCTTCCGAAACATATAAACGTCAGAAGAGAACGGGACAACGCCGTAGAGGAGAGTACGCTCCTCCTGCTGATTTTATAGGAGATGAAATGGGATTGGGTGGTAGAGGCAGTGAGATGATGCCTACTGGTAAAGAACTTGAAGAACTAATTTCAAGCGGCTTTGAAATTAAAAAGTACGGTGGCAAAGTAAAGCGCCGTATGGGTGGACAGGTGCGAGGCTACGGTAAGGCGCTTCGTGGTTACTAAAGAGTTTCTTGAAAAATATAATAAGTCTGTTGAGGAAGGTTATGATGATTCTACTTTAATAGATTATTCAGGAACTAAACCTAATAAAGAAGACTATACAGATTTTAATGAATATATAAATAGTCTTTGTGATTATATGAAAAAAAAGTTTAGGTATACATATGGCAGTAAAGCGAAAAAGAAAGCCTAGTAATATGAAAGGCATCACCATTGGTCGGGGCATGAAGCGTCCTACCAAGAAGGGTGCTGGCATGACCAAGAAGGGTGTTGCTAAGTATCGTAGGCAGAACCCCGGTTCTAAACTCAAAACCGCTGTAACTGAAAAGAAACCTACAGGTAAACGTGCAGCAAGGCGCAAGTCATACTGCGCTAGGTCTGCTGGACAAATGAAAAAGTTTCCAAAGGCTGCACGTAATCCTAACAGTCGATTAAGACAAGCTCGTAAACGGTGGAGGTGTTGATGAAAAAAGCTGTAGATGCTCCAAAAGGATATCACTGGATGAAATCTGGCAGGGGCTTTAAACTTATGAAAAATCCTAGAGGTGGTTATGTACCTCATAAAGGTGCTTCTAAGAAAGCCAGCTTTCAAGTTCAGAAGATACATAAAAAATGATTAAACGTAAGAAAGGCGGCACGGCTACTAAACGTGACCCAAAGAAGTGGGCAGCAGCAAAGGCCAGAGCAAAGCGTAAGATGGGTGGTAAACACTCTGCCAGAGCTATGCAGCTTGCTGTTAAGTATTACAAGGATGCTGGTGGAACTTATAGCGGCAAGAAAAAGTCTAGCAATAAACTTTCAAAGTGGAGTAAACAAAAATGGCGAACCAAATCAGGCAAGCCCTCTGGCAAGACAGGAGAGCGTTATTTACCGGAGAAAGCGATCAAGTCTTTGTCGGCAAAGGAATATGCAGCGACCACCAGAGCAAAGAGAAAAGGGACTGCTGCCGGGAAGCAGTTCGTGAAGCAGCCCAAAAAGATAGCACAGAAAACAAAAAGGTATAGAACCTAATGGCAGTCTCAGGCACATATGACTTTAACCTTGATATAGATGAGGTTATACAAGAAGCAATGGAAATGATTGGGGGTGAGGATACTCTTGGTCACGAACCTGCTTCTGCACGTAGATCAATCAACCTTATGTTAAAGGATTGGCAGAATAGAGGTGTGCTTCTTTGGAGTACCTCTGTTTCCAGTGTAACTGTGGCTGCAAGTACAACTAGTTATGATTTAGCATCTTCTACTATAGATGCTCTTGAAGTTGTTCTTAATAGGGATGATACCGATATAAAACTTGATCGTGTATCTCCTGAAGAATATCTTCTTATTCCTAACAAGACACAGACAGGTCGTCCCAATCAATATTCTATTCGTAGAAAACGTGATGGGGTTGTATTATCTCTATGGCCCTTACCTGATAATTCTACGGATGTTCTGAAGATGGAAATTATTTCTGAGCTTCAAGATGTAAATAAGTCTGCCACACAAAATGCAGACATGCCTAAAAGATTTTTACCTTGTCTTACTGCTGGACTATCTTATTATATGTCACTAAAACGATTTGGCGTAGATTCTGGTCGTATACAAATGTTAAAAGCAAACTATGAGGAGTGTCTTTCCAGAGCAATGCAAGAAGATAGGGAAAGAGCTTCAATGCATGTTGTGCCAAAACTAAGGTACATCTAATGGCTAGTAATAAAAACGCACTGGCTATGTGCGATACATGTGGGTTTGTATATCCACATAGAATAATGCGAATGAACAGTTATGGGATGCTGGTATGCCCAGAAGACTTTGAAGGACAGTTTGATCTGAAGAACCATCCTCAAAATAAAGTGCCTGATGTAAGAGATAATCCAGCTATTCTCAATCCTCGTCCAGATGTGGGCGGACGTAATCTTACATGGAGT